ATCCGCCAGCGCCGAGACCGTCTCGCCCTCGAGGTGATACAGGCCGCGCAGCTCCGTCGCCGTCAGCCGCCACTCGTTGAACGGCACATCGTCGTTGGGGAACACAGAGACGATGGTCGTGAGGACGGCCTCCTGGTCGATGTAGGAGGTGATGAGCGCCCGCGCGGTGCGCCACAGCTCGTTCGCGGTATCGTAGTAGCGGTAGCGAATCTCGCGCCCAACATCGCCCGGCAGGAACACCGGGTCGTTGATGGCAATGAGCTCGAACGCCTCCGACTCGATGATCTCGTCCGCCTCGGTCGCAATCTCAATCGACGACAGCACCGTGACCTCAACTCCGGTCGAGCCGACAGTCTGGTATCCGTCGGCCAGAAAAAGGTCGGCCGCTACGATTGGGTTAAACTCCAGCGAGGCATCGAGATACCCGGCCCCTTGGATGTCCTCACCCTCTTCCAGCGACGGCCCGATGTACTCGATAAACCGCTGCGTGCGTTCCACATCAACCTCAATGACAAGCTGGTCCTCGCCCTCGGTCAGCAACCCGCCACCGGCCTCGAGCGCCAGCTCATACGGGAAGTCGCCCTCGATAGTGCGCGAGACAACAAGCCAGACATCATCAACGTCACCGGCAGGGCCGGAAATGACCTGCACAGCCTCGACCTTCGCGTCCTTGCCCGCGATAGGATGCTGGTGCCAGCCGTAGATGTTCTGCTCCCGATCGTAGGTCAGCCCGATCAACCGCCCGTCACCGAGTACGCACCAGATGATGTCGTCCGGCTCCTTCTGGTACTCCATGTCCACGATGCCCGAGCGCGTAATCTCGGGGTAGAGCACGTTCATGTCACGCGGCACCCAGGCATCCACTTGGATGTCGAACCGCAGCTCCATGATGCGCCGCCCACCCACGCGGGCGAAAAGCACCGCATCCTCGACCAGCACCGGCTCAAGCTCCATCGAGCCTTCCGCAGACTGCAGGTCGAACTTGACGTTCTCCGGGCCGAGCGGGGCGGTCGTCACATTCTCGCGGATGGCGATCTCCGCACCCGCCGTGCCGACGATCAGCGCGTTGCCCGGGCGCATCCAGCGCACCTTGTCCACATTGCCGACCGCAAGCGTGAGATTCATCGCGTTGTCCGCCAGAATTTCACCCATAGTGTCCACAGCGTGTGAACCATAATCACCCGCTACCGAAGCGTAGACATCCTGCCCACCGCCCCACCACAGCCGGTCGCGCCAGAACGCGGTCTTGTAGGGGTAGGCAGCGCCCATCCCTAGACCCCACGCACCTACACGGTAGTTACACGACGCCGAGGACAGCAGCTCAGTCGGAGCCACGCCCGGGCCGATGACATCCGCATCGACCTGCGTCGTGCTCGTCACCGCCGTGATCTTGAGGATGACATAGCCCGGGTGCAGGAACTTCCACAGCACCCCCGTGTTGCCGTCATAGTCCTGCCCCTCCTCGTGGATGGGGCGAATCGTGCCGGTCGTCGCCGAATTCATCGCCTCGTAAAACTTGCCGGAGGACTTGCGGATGTTCCCCGCCGTGATGGACTTCGCCGTTTCCCATTGCGTCGTCGTGATGTTCACCGGCTGCAACCGCAGCAGCATTCCCACCGAGTTGTTGTCGAAGATGGCAGCGGCAGAGGTGACCGTCACATTTCCGCTCGTACCAGACAACGAGAAATTTACCTTCACGACAGGCTCACGCTGGAACGGGCCATCGGTCGGCGCATAGGCCGCGAACGACCAGCTCGTGTTCCCGGCGCGGGTTAGGGTGCGCGGCTCGTACCCTTCGCAGCCGATGTAAAGCACATCGCCCGACTGAGAAATCGACAGCGCCGAGGTTCTCTCGGCCGTGAACAGGTCTTCCTCGGCATACGGACTCGCGATGGTGTACACCCGCGCCACGTCGCCGTTGCCGTTATAGACACCATAGTTCGTTGTGTCTATAGCGCCGCCATCGATGTCGTAGAGCTCGAAGGTCTTTGCGCCAGCGTTGACGTTGGTGACCTTCACGAATCGACCGTTCACCTCGCTCATCCCAGCAACCGCCGTGATGTACATCCAGTCCCCGTTAGACGGATCAGCGCCGACATAGGTCAGCACACCGGGGCTCGCCTGCGTGATGTTCGAGATGTCGAGCGGGTTTTCCAGCACCACACCGCGGTCGGTGTAGAACCGACAGTAGTAGTCGCCGAACTCGATGACATACGCCTGGTCGAAAGCAAACTCAAACCGCTGCAGCCATACCCGCTTGTCAGGGTACAGCGCCTGCAGGACGTACTTCGTCCCCGGGCAACGCTTCGCCGGTCCCTGCGCGGTCGGAATGAACCGCCGCATACGGAACGCACTCGAAGCGTACTTCTCGAAGTCCGTGCGGCCGCTCATCAACGGCCCGACCTCGCCGCCGTTGAAGTTGACGATGGCTGGATTAACGTTGGGCATCAGAGCCTCACGGTCAGCCAAGTCGTGTCGGCGATAGACTCCGGTGGGTTCTCGATGGCGTTGCTCTTCACCGCATCCATCACCGCCATCCGGTAATCGCGCAGCGCCGCGTTTTTCTTCGCATCCGATTGCGTCAACGCCTCGCAGACGTTGTACGCCAGCAGCGCCGAAAACGCATCATCAAACGAAGGGTCAAACCGGGTCGTTTCCGTGATCCGCGCAAGATAGCGGATGTTGAGCTGGCCGCTGTCGCGCGTCAGTATCTTCCCGCCTTCGAGCACCCACTCCTGCCCACCGCTGCCGATGAGGTCAGAAAGGTCGGGCGACGGGAAGTAGGTACCCACTTGCAGAATACGCAGCAGGTCAGCCGGGGCGGTGTATTGGCTGGTAAAGTCGAAGAGCGGAGCCGCGACGTCAGCGGCCAGCTGCGCACGCTTCACGCAGAACCGCCAGTTGTAGGTCCGCTGCAGCTTGTCGCGCAGCATCCCATAGACGGCGTTCAGCTCACGCGCGGGCTTGGTGTTGTCCGAAAGCGCAGTGATGCGCAAATCGCCCAACTTCGTGAGCGCAAGATTGCAGATCGCGACGTCACTTGAAGCCACGGGCTCCTCCCGCAGCCGTTATGCCGGCGGCCAAGTATCCTGGGTGATGGCTTCCTTGATCGTGTCAAGCGCCAAGAGAACCTCGAGCTTGCTCATGCCGATGAGGTCCACCCGGACCTCGACATCGGTCGTAGCCGTGGATGCCGCGCCTTCCGTCACGTTGCGAACACCCTGCTCGCCCCGGTCGATTCCGTAGAAACGGTCTGCCATGTGCTTCTCCCAAGAAAAGGGGCGAGCCGGTTACCCAGCCCGCCCCGCTTTATTACGCCGCGTAACGACCGATGAGCTTCACCGTGCCGGTGGCGTCAGCGTCGCCGGTCAAGGTAAGGGCCACATCGTAGAACACCGACGGGTCGCTGGTAAGACCGAGGGCGTCCCACAGCTCCTTGCCAGAGTTCGCAATCGTGAACACCGCAGCTTCGTGCAGAACATCCACGCCGTTGAGCGCACCGTCCTTGAGGGACAGAGCCGAGGCGAAGAAGTCAGCATCCTGCACAGCGCCGCCATCCTTGGCGGTGCGATACAGGCCGATGTCAGCAACCGTCGTCGTGCCGATGTCCGGCGAGTAGATGCGCAGGTCCGTCATGACCGCATTCGAGGGAACGCGGAACATACGGTAGGTCGAGGCCGTCGTGTCACCAGAGGTGATAGCAACGGTCGAAACCTCAATACGCTCGTAGCCACCATCAACCCGGGGGTTGTTGAGGACTGCGGGCGTCGCGTCTGCGTTGGTAACAAGGGTTGATTTAACTGCTACAACTGCCATTTTCGTTTACTCCCTTATTCCGCGCAGAGGATGTCGACGACCTTCTTCTCTTCGGTGCGCGTAGCGCCGAAGGTACCCATCAGGTAGACCTGGAAGGGGTGCGAAGAGAGGTCACGACGCTGCGTGACGTTGGACACGATGTCATTCCACATGCCCAGGTGGACACCGGACGGCACCCAGACAGGGCAGCGACGGTGGCTCGAGGACGTCGGAAGACGCTCGGTGTGGATGAAGTTGATCCCGAGGAAGCGGGTCACCTTGCCATCCTGCAGCACCGGAGCATCGGTGTTGAAGTCGGCGTTGGTCACCTGCAGCTGCCCGAGGAGATCGTCGTGCTGCTCGGCGCTGATGGCGCAGTACGCCGGTTCAGCATCGAGGTCCACTTCGTTCTCCATCAGGATGCGACGGGCTTCGCGCAGCTTGTCCACCGTGAGGCCCACGTTGCCCGAGGCAGCGTAGTTCACAGCGACCTGCTGGTTGGAAGTGTCGAACACGGTGCTCGTGCCACCGGCCTCGCCGGTCTTGTTCGTGCCGAAGATGCCCGAGATGATGACATCATCGATCGCACGGCCCATCGCGTAGAGACCGTTCTGCGAGTAGGCAGACTGCGGGTCAGCGAGGAGACGGAGCTTGTCGAAGTTGTCGATCAGGTCAGCCCAGTCGAAGTCTTCCGGGAACACCCAACGACGGTTGTTCGGGGTGTTGACGGGGACGATCGGCTGGTAGCGGGTCGAGACAGCCCGGGCGCTGGTGGCACCGTACTGCGTCACGACCTCGGACGCCTTGCCCATGTATGAACCAGTCTGCACCGCCTGGCGCAGCTTGGAGCCCTTCTGCTGCAGAAGCAGCGAGATGTTCGTGCCGTACTGAACGGAATAAACTGATGCGATATTGTCGGCCATGTGAGCCTCCTGAAAAAAGGTTGAACCTGTTCTCGGATGGCTTGTCCTTGCGGGGCCGAAATCCTTGCCCGATACGCTCGGGCCAAGCGACCGTCTTTCCGGCTGTCTTCGGGGCCTCGCGGATTACCCGGCCTCCGGTAAAGAGCCGGGAGGTTTGACCCTCCCGGCAACACACACAGAGGAAACGCAGACGGATGGTACCCCGCCCATCTGCGAGACGCAACTACTCGTCAGTTAATCCCGGGTTCGCCATCCGGTTGAGAGTCATCATCTCCTCGATGGCGCTCTGCCGTACTCGCTGGTCAGGGTGCATATACCGCGCCATGAACTCCTTGTCAGCGAACATCGAGGCCACCTTGCTCTTGGCCTGCGACGGGTTCAGCGCACCCGAGCTCGGGGCATCGCTACCCACGAAGTCAGCCTCGCGGAACTGAGCGCCGATTGCATGGAAGAGCTTCATCACCTTCGCGGTGCCGATCGCCCGCTCCATAGCGTCGAACGAACCCTCATCGAGGCCAGCCTCCTTGCTGAACTTGAGCACGGCGCGTTTGGCCAGCTCCTCGTTCTGCGAGGCAGCAGCGCCCCACTCGCCGCGCAGGGCAGCGTACTCGGCCTCCGATGCCTTGCTGAACGACTCGCCTTCAGCCTCCACCCGAGCCGCGGACGCATTGTTCCACCACTCTGCCAGACCCTTGGCCTGCTTCGTTGTCAGCCCGAGCTCGTGCAGCACCGGCGCGGCAGCGGTCGCGAACGAACCGTCATCGCCTTCCGGTACCGGTAGCTCGTACTTGTCTGGCGACTCAGGTCGCCCGAGCCGGTTGTACACCGCGCTCCACCCGTCCGCGTCGTCGTCCGACTTGGGGGCGAGGATGGTCCTGCCCGCCTTGTCAGCGCCGAATACCTTCTCGAGGTTCTGGTACGAGAGCAGCGCATCGGCTGGCCCCTTCCATCCCTTCGCCTTCACGAGCTCACCCAACTGGGTGGAAGTGTTCGGATCGATGCCCTCCGGGGCGTACCATGCCGGTGCCGGAGCAGCCGGGTTGCCTGCTGGTGCAGACCCTGTATCGTCACTCATCTCGGTAGTCCTCTTGCAGATTGGTCAAGGTTCTCTCATCCAGGTGCAGCGCCTCGACAATCATCTGCACCGTCTCCTGTCGGCCGACCATGCGCCCGACTTGGAACATATCCACATTGGCTCCGGGTATCGCCGGGGGCTTGCCGAGCCGTGCAAACCGCTTGAGGTGCGCCACCACGATGCGCCCATCCTCGGACAGGTCATTGCTCTGCGGGTCGAGGAAGAGCCGCTTGTACGCCCGACTGCGCCACAGCACCTGCCGAATACGCGCCATCATCAGATTCATGCCTTGCCCCATTGTTTGAAGTGTACGCCACCGCAGCGCACCACGCCGCCGAGCAGATCACGGACGGTCGGATGCCCGCAGCCGTAGCCCTGACCGTTCCACGGGCAGAGCCAGACGCATCCCTGACACGCTTGCGGAGCCTGCCACTTTGTGTCACTCACACCTTCTCGCCCCGGAACCAGACCGCCCCGGCCTCGTAGACGGCGAGCTCGGGCTGCAGGAGCCGTCCATC